GCTATGCTACCATTACACCAAGCCCCTATGTAAACAACCCCTACTGGATTCGAACCAGTGAATAACGGAACCAAAATCCGTTGCCTTACCACTTGGCGAAGGGGCTATATCCCACACTTGTAGCACTAGCAGTGGGCTCTAGCATACGTGTCCTTGGACGAGATCCCCATCCTCACTCTTCGGCGCTACCCTAAAAGACTACTAACCTGTCCTACTCATTTGTATAGCGCAATGACCACTGCGCACCTGAGTTATCGCCCAATTAACCGTTATTTGGCTTACCTCGAAAGTGTCGGTTAGCGGAGCCGACTCGCAATTGCGGGAGTCAGACTTGAACTGACATACTCTTGGTTATGAGCCAAGTGAGCTTCCAATTGCTCGTCATCCCGCGATGTTTGTGATAGCCGTTGACCTCGCGTTATAATGGCCTTCTACTACCACTGATAAGACGGTAGGATTGTTTTAGTTTAAACCATCTTACCTTTAGGACGAATAGCAGCAATCCCATACTACTATCCCACCAGAGTTCGCGACCTCTGTTCCACCGTACTTGCCTTACGATTTTCCTGAGGTCAGCAAAATCGTAAACGCTTCGGGCTTAGAAGTCTATTTATGGTCGCCCGAACGACCCTTTATAATACTAACATATTTTTATTATAATGTCAAGTGCCTTTCGCAATTAAGATTTTCGAAATGCATTTCTACTCATCACACATCCGCAAATGCTGTCTTTCACTGTCTATCCGCAGATAACAGAGGGCTTATGCTATCAGCAAGGCTCGAACTTGCACGGATCTCTCCACCAGAGTTTGAGTCTGGCGTGTCTACCAATTTCACCATGATAGCTTATAATAATATCGTAATTGCTACGCCTTATATTCTTATGTAGCGGATCCCCACCTTTTTATCCATTTTGATACGATATTACTAAGTGCTGACGGTGAGACTCGGACTCACACGGAGTTTCCTCCATTCGAGCTTAAATCGAATGCGGCTACCAATTACGCCACGTCAGCTGGGCAGTTCCAAGATAGGGATGTATGTCCACCCGCTCATCATTACGTTCCTCTCGACCCGTGAGGCAACCTATCTCGGCATTTTCATTCTCTGTGAGGTGTCCTGCTCTCGCTCACATCATTTGGGTATGACCCAACCTCGTGGGCAGGGAAGGATTCGAACCTTCGGTGTTTCTAGTGTGGTGGATTTACAGTCCACTGTAATTGCCGCTATACTACCTACCCAAGGCTGGCTGTTGCAAGGGCGTCCCCTCATTGAAACCAGTAATTAAGCACGGCTCGCCGCTCTTTATAAACCCTTTGGTTTTCTGCAACATTTAATTCTCACTTAACATCGGTGAGGCTGGGATTGAACCAACATCTGCGAATTTTTGGAAAAGTTTTGTAAGCAACAGGAGAATAAAAGCCTTGCCGTGTTACCATTACACCACTCACCGATTTGCCCCATATATCTTTCGTCCTATCGCTAGGATTCCTGTCTCAAAGATACTCATGACTCCAATCAAGGGGCTGTGACCAGCTTTCGTTCGCGGATTAGCTCGCGCCCTCCGAGTAGACATAGCATTTCAGCTTTTGCCATTCCTAGGATTCTCGGATTAGGATCACGCCCAAAGTAGGATTCGAACCTACGCCCTGATTGGTTATGATAAGATCAGAGCCGACCTTTATATTGCGTCACGCCAAGTTACCATCTTGTACGTACAATAGCAAACTGTTTGGGCTTAGTTGGTTTTTATCCCCATGCACACGCAGAACCATAACTACGCCATGGGAGGTTAGAGTCTTATGTTGTCCTCTTCGTCGCTCTCACTACACACATCTCTCAGTCATCTTTAATTACCATTTTCGTGGGGTGGAGTGAGGATGAGCGATGCTCTGCAATCTCTCCATACGCCTAATTTCAGTTCTTAGGGAGAACCTTATGAGATTCTCGGTCTCATAGCACCGAAGATGGTTTTTAGACTATTTAGTCAGGATCACCTTCTTTACAACCTATATATCTGTTTTATTAATCCTGTTGGTACAGACGAGAAGAAACCTCACCGCTACGGTCAACCCTGTTGCCCGACATAACTTGTCAATTCAAGTATTACTGCGGTTGAACTAGAAGAGGGGGACTCGAACCACCGACCTCACGCTTATCAGGCGTGCGCTCTAACCAGCTGAGCTACTCTTCATTATATGATTAGACCATATGAGGCGGAGGCTTGCGACACCTCCGCCCCGACTCTAGGAGGTAAAAACATGAACAGGACTTAACGCCCCTCATCAATTATATATTAACATATTATTGTTATAATGTCAAGTACTCTCTTCAAGTTTTTTTATAGCACGATCTAAATAGAAACGTCCCTTTTTTAAATCTTCGACTAATTTATCAGGATTCTTTAGCCCTGCACGAGATATATACTTTATTGTATTGCCAAGATCATACGCCACCTCTCCTTCATAATGTCCCACAATCTCACCAATCATATCAATTACTTCATACTTCCCAGCAGTATAATGACTGGGATGATTTACCACATCTTCATTAATGTTCATAATATTTAACATAACCCCCCCCTTTGTTTAATTTTATTGACATTAAATATGTCGCATATTTTACACACTTTCCGTGACACTCTGCAGATCTACTCTTACAATTCTTACACGGCGACATAGCTGCCGCACGCTTGCTAACCCGCATTATTCAGCCTCGGTGATCTTTTCAAACTCACCAGCCCTATCAAACTCTATGGCAATCTTATTACCATAAGCATTGAGAACAAAATAATGTTTGTCATCATGAGGTATAATATCATTTTCATATCCTACTCGGGTAAGAGCGTCACGAATCCATTCATAATCAGTCTTTTTTAGTAACGTTGCAACTTTAAACATGCAGGATTCACATAATTTAATATACTCTCCCCCAACCTTAATAAGATCCTCTCCGACATCCTTTCCGTAATATTCATATTCTTTACCACATCTATCACATTTACACTTCATTATTAGCTTTCTACCTCCTTCCTTGTTTCTTCTTTTCTCTTTTGTCTGGCACGCTTACGATTCTTACGCTTCCACCACGCCCAGCCTTCAGGATGGTTAATCGCAGAACAACACCAACGTTTTATAAAGTTATCCTGAAATACTCTTTTCTTATCAAGACTACGTTTACTCATTAGAATAAATCCTCATCTTCTTTATCTTTTTTAACAAATGTTGCGCAATAATCTTTATAATACGGACATCTTCTATTATGTCCGCACAATGATGAACAGAAATAACTATCCTTTGCTACATCTTTAGGTGGATAATTCTTCTCGTCCTGACCACGATCTTTAAACGATTGGATTTGATTTGTTACATAGTCAAGTGTCTCGTCAATTATTTCCTGAGTGTAATCGTAATATCTAACATACTGTTCGACTTCAAACTGGTCTCTTAACTCCTTAGGAAGCCCATCAAGAGAGTTTTCTTCGACAGCCTTACTGACTAACATATCCAATTCAAATTCATCAATGTCGACTGCCACAGAAGGGTTGAGAAGATATGGACGGATCTGTGATACATAGTTACGCCACTCGCAAACCTTTTCTTTGATCTTACCATTCTTCTGTTTCCACCTGACTACACAATACTTGAGCATTACCCATGCTAGATCTCTAACTTTATATCCCTCTTGTTCAAGAGCCTGAGCATAAAGAACCAACTGTCTACCAGCCTCAATAAGATGGTCTCCAACGAATTGAGAACTTGTCTTCCAGTCATATACACTTACGGTTCCGTCATCATTAATCTTGAGCAGATCTATGTAGCCTTGCACATAATCATCTTCGGGAGTCCTATATATAACCAACTGCTCTGTTTTAAACTCACCTTCGGGAGCCTTGAAGTGATCGCAGAAGGTAGTCATGTTGGCTATCCAATTATCTCTGATAGCAGTGCCGCCATTTCTATCCTTAGGGAAATCAACGCCGCTGATCTCCATATTATCTATACCGTCATTAAGTTTATTAGTAAGTAATCCAGCCGTTAATGCTGGCGTTGCTACGCCCTTATCAATAATATACTGAAGCGTATCGTGCATTATAGATCCAAGTGCAGCCCATACATTATTGTCACCCCTATCTCCAAGAACGTACGTTATGTACGCTGCATAGGGGCACTGATTAAGACTATTCAGTCTTGATATGGAATATATATTCTTGCCCTGCTCTTTTAATTCTTCAAGGCGAGATTCCTTAGCCCTCTCCATTTAATACCTTCTCCTTCTTTATAATCTCAACAGGATAACCACTTATTTTATCCCTTACAATCTCGTAATCATACTTTTCAGGTTTGTAATGAAAGTAATCTAGATGTCTTTCGTTAATGTCTCGCAGATATGAAAGTGTGGATTTTGCCGATACGCCTATTGCTTCTCCTAAAAAATCATCTGATAAAATATGCTCTTCAATTTCAATCATTTCTTCAATGTTATTTTTATGCATAGCATCGATATAATCTATTCCAATCTGTTTAATATATGCAGTAATAAGATTAAAACACCCAACCTTACTTAGCTTCATTCTCTACCTCCTGAAAATAAACACTATCTTTAAGTGCCTTTGTAATAAGATCCCCATAGTAAATTCTATTAACTGATTCATCACCCATAATTTTTGAATATGGGCCTCCATCCCAAGGCTGTGCTGGATAATAAATACATATTCTAGGTGCTTTGCGTTTTTTAAAGTCTTCTTTACAGAAGGGAGAATTGCCGTGATATGTCCAATCATCGCTAGGTTCTGTTACAACCATGTCATAGGGGTAAAAAATATCAATAATTTTTTCTACATATTCTCTATATACAGTTCCCGCATTGTGTTCATACGGACGATCACCCCAGTCGTCGCCCCAATACTCTTTTAAAAGTGTTTCGTCCTTAGCAAGATAATAACGTACTGTATTGCCCTTTATATTTATGTCAACTATCTTATAATCTTTTAACTCTTTTTTAGTCATGCTGCACCTACTTTCACTATAGAGTTCTTACACATTTGTTCAAATACATATCTTCCATGATCGGAAGGACTGTCTTTTGATCCTTTATTGAGATAATAATTATTCCGATCAAAAAGATAATACACATTATTATTCATCATGTGATTATTGACTTTAAGTTTTTCTGCCTCAAATCTTATCTCGTCTTCAGATATTCCTTCATCATACGCTATTATAATGTTCTTCACCCCCAGACTTTTTATATAATGTGCCTGTACGGTGCTTAAACAATGTCCGCTAACGCCCAATCCAATGCCTGATCCGAAACTATATAACTGCTGAACCCCCTTCTCTGCTTCCAATAAAACAAGATTATTTTTATTAATGATATTGTAATAGTTCATCGAATATCCATATACAACATTGTTTTTAGGATAGGGTAAAGAAGCATAATATCTATGGTCTTTATCACAGAAAGGATCGTTATTTCTATTTTTACATCCTATTAATTTACCGCCATAATCATGTATGGGGATTGCAATACTATTATCCGAGAGATCCATTCGTACCCCAAACAATTCCTGAGTTTTAAAATCAACACCATCCTTAAAGAATTTCTGTGATAATGCATAGGCTGGGGGTAGGTCAGATTCTGAATAATAGGTAAAATTTAAATCATAATTACCAAATATATCTTTCTTTGCTTGCTTATAAAAACCGTCAAACGGAAGTCTAATCCTAATGTCATCTTTATATCCTACCCATTTGGCTATTTTATCCAACGCACTAGGAAAACTACAATCCATTTCATCCATTACCAGCGTGAAAAGATTACCCGATTTATTTCTTGTCATCATTTTATAATTCAGACTATCAAGCCATATCAGTAATCCATTCTTATTATCTCCTCCGATTCTTGGCATTGATAGGTAATTCTGTGTTGGATGGTATTTTATATTTTCGGTTTCTATGCCTATTTTCTCAAGCACGGTAACTATTTCGTCTTCTTTACCTCTCAAATATTCTTTGAGACTTACGGCGTCGATCATTAATCATCACTCCTCCTCAAAGAAAAATACATTCTTAATGCTTTAATAAGTTCATCTATTTCTTCTTTAGTAGTTTGTTCACTTATTGAAATACGGATGGACGCTTCCGCCTGATCATCCGTTAATCCTATAGCCTTAAGCACATGAGAAGGTTCCTCGTCATGTGTTGTGCATGCACTACCAGACGATACGTAAATTCCGTTGTTAGACAGGAACTCAACAATCTCTTCACCACGCTGGTTCATAAAACATATATTACAATTGCCCATGTAATGATCTGTAATGACATAGTTGTATGCAAAGTGAAATCCGCTATGATCAAGTTCATCACAAAGATAACTTTTAATGTCTGCAATGTGTCTAAGATTATCGTCCATATGATCTGTCATATGCTGAAGCGCTGCGGCCATAGCCATAATTCCACACACATTCTCTGTACCAGATCTAAGACCGCGTTCCTGTCCACCTCCATTTACAAGTGGAAAGAGTCTTAATCCTTTACGCATGTATAAGAAGCCCACACCTTTAGGAGCTCCAAATTTATGTCCGCTTGCTGTTGCAAAGTCAACGCCTAACTCATGCACATTTATAGGCATATGTCCTACCGCCTGAGTCATATCTGTATGAAATAATGCATCATATTCGTGTGTTATTTTGGCAAGTTCTTTAATGGGCTGAATTGTCCCTATCTCATTATTAATAGCCATAACAGATACAAGATCACCCTTGTCGATCGCACCTTTTAAATCGTCTGGATCAACATGTCCTGTGGGATCTACATGTAATATATATGAATTACCATTAGCAAGATTAAGTACTGAATGATGCTCGATATTACTTGTAACAAGTCTACCATTAGTACAATGCAGTAATCCACGTATTACAATATTATTGCCTTCTGTTGCTCCACTGGTAAAGAATATTTCTTCAGGATCTGCTCCAATGCATTCTGCTATAATACCACGAGCCATTTCAATATCAGATCTAACTTCACGTGCGCCCTGATAAGCGGCTGATGGATTATAATAAATATCCATGTACTTATTTACCGCATCTTTTGCACATTGTAATACAGGCGTTGTTGCCGCATAATCAAGATAAACTAAATTCATATATACTACCTCCCATCAAAGAGCATACTAACACACATTTGTTACTTTGTCAAGTTAATGATTGCGTGAAAAATTATCAAACGATATATCTATCCAGCCAATCTCTTTCATTCTCATAAACGCCATATCAAATTGTACACATATCTGTGGTTCAACTTCTCCCGATCTATTCTTAGGTACAAAAATGATTATATAATGCTTCTCGGGATCAAGATCAAGCAATACTTTAATCTTCTTGCCATCTTCTGTTGTTCTATAATTATACGGATGCAAATTCTCGTATTCATTATTAAACACAGGACGGAACATTATACATGCATGACATGTTTCTGCAATGCCTCTTGACTTACCAATTGAACTGAGATCCAAATACTTTCTTGTGAGTGAGTCAGGTGCCAGCTGAAATGTACATACAAGTGCCACCTTAGTCTTCTTAGCCATCTGAAAAAGAGTTTCGGCACAGGCGTTAAATTCTGCCCATGCCCTGTCTGAAGCGCCGTCTGCAGGTTTAAGTACATCATAGATCACAATGGGATAACCAATCTTAGAATACTTGGTAATAATCTTACGCACTGCCGCCGTATTATAATCCTGAAGTTCTACAAACCTTACATGACCCTTAAGGTTTTTAAGCCAATCAGCTGCTTTCTTTAGTTCTGCTTTCTGTTCAGGTGTAAAGTGTCCACGAGAAATCTTTTTTCTATTAAGACCACAACCCTTAAACTCTGAGTTATTAAATAGCGCATATGTAAGCATGAGTTGTCTATATTCTTTACAAGTCTGCTCGTTACTAATTACAAGAACATTCCTACCCTCTTCAAGATTCTTCATGATAAATATAGGTACCGATCCACTGGTCTTTCCTTGTCCGATAGGCGCACCCAAAAGCGTCATTGTTCCAGCGTGTAGTCCGCCCAGCATATAATTGAGAGTGTTAAGACCAAGTGGATATCCCTGCTCTGCACCTTCATCAAGTTCATCGATAAACTTATCATTGTCCTCATTAACATCTTCGGAATAGATCTTATCTACGCCATCAACCATGCTATCACTTATTTGATATTCAATGTAATCATAGCACTCTTCAGCGCTCATAGCCTTATACTTATTCATGTCGCGAAGAATATCAAAACCTTTAAGGTATAACTTGGTGAGGAAGTTATTTTTAGCAAGATTATCATAGTACGAATCTATATTGTTTTCATTAACAAGCCCCATCATTTCATGAAGTGTGGATAATCCGCCGTATTCATCAAAACGTTTCTTAACTGTATTTTTATCGGATAGATAGGTTATGATTGCCATATCATCAAACGATTCATAACCATTCTTAGCCATGCCGAGGGCAAGATTGTAATAAAATTGCCCAGCATCTGTTATTATATCTTCACCCGCAGTAAGCTTATTTTTATAGTCCGCAATTAGTTCGGGATCCTTGTAGAAACTTATTACGAAATTACATTCAATTTCCTGTCGTCCCTCAGTAAGTTCTGAGGGCAATTCTTTTATATCAATCATTCAACCACTCCTTTATAAAAATCTAGATATATCGTGTATATTACCAGTATTTGCTGGAGTTACTATGGATTCAACTTCTTCTGTGGTTGCTACTGATCTACTAATATGTTGTTGCTTGATTTTATTTTGTTGTTTTTTATACACGTCATTAATACTGTTTGTAATAATTGCCATGATATAAGATGTTTTATTGTATTCAGAAGTAAAATCCTTATTACTAATAGAATTAATTATGACTTGCCTTTTTTCAATTATGGTATTGAATACCACTTCAAACCCATATGATTCATATTCCTTAAGTTTCTTAGCTACAATTGTAGGGAACTTTTGACCTCTGGTATATCCCATAATATTCCCTATTTCTTCGAGGCATTTTTGACGGTATACTTTCTCCTTTTCAAGATGCTCGAAGGCTCCTTGTGACGTGTAATATTTACCGTCTGGAGCCTTCCACGCATCTGATTTTGAGACAAGTATTCCAGTATCCTGACACTTAACTTGTCTCATATTATTCTCACTTTCTCTTTACTGCATCTCTATTGACGAGTGAGATAGTTACACTCTTATCGTCTTCAACAATGGTTGAGAAAACATCCCTATTGAGAACGCCATAGGTTACATCGTTCTTTATTCCCCTGTCGACGATAATAGTATCGCCATCCTTAACAGTAATCTTCTGTTCCTTGTCCCTGAGTACTCTCAGCTGCTCGTTCAGTTTCATAATTATTTTCTCCTTTTATAATCTTTGCTCCCCAACTTGCATTGTATCCGATATCTTTGATTGCTTGTTTATATATCTTCAACTCGTCAGGTGTTCTAACTTTTGTCATTATTACCCCGCTCTCTAGCGTAACGTTTACCCCACGAGCCAGCAGTTTTTCAACTGCCAGCTCTTTATAGGATTTTTCTTTAACGTATTTCTTAGCCTCAACGGGTTCAACTATTTTCTTTTTTGTTGCCATTATGCCACTCCAAGAATCTGCGCTGCTTCTTCAAGCTGATCAAGGGAGAATGCATCCTTATCCTTGAAGTTCTTAAGACCATTATCCTTCAAGAATGCAACAATCTTAGCCTTGGTGTCGCTATCCATACTGAGTGCCGCATTCTTAATCTTCTCGTAAAGTTCATCAGATCTTTCAGCATTAGCTTCAGCATTCTTCTTATTTTCTGAATACTCCTTAGCTGCTTTTTCCTTTGCGTCATCTCTTGCTTTTTGCTCTTTCTTGATCTGAGCGTCAGTCTTGCCGCCTTTATGCTTTTCCTTGTCGATAGCATCCTGCATAGCATTAATGAACTCATCAGAATCAAATGCAATTCTATCAACAATATCTGCAAAACGAGATCCAGAATCAACAGAATAAGTATCGTCTCTAAAGGAAATAACACGGCTTTCTTTTACAGCCTTGTTAATTTCAATATCCTTTTTAGTTATAACATTCTGTCTGCCAGTTTTCTCTTTGACAATTTCTCTGTCAATATAAGCAAGTGCAACAAAGTGCATCTTGTTCTTAATAGCATTAAAGTATCTCTGAGTAGTATCAGCGGTCAACTTAGAAAAGGTTTCCTGAGTAACAGGATCAGTAATATCACTTCTCTTAACGTGACCAATAATGATAGAATTAACGCCTACCTTTTTAAGTTCCCAGATAGCGTCAAGAATAAGATTGGTTGCATAATCCTGACCCTTTCCAAAGCCACCCCATGCACCGTTAATTGTGTCAACTTTCTTATCTGGATGTGCCTTATTATACTGACGAATAGATTCATTCTCTGCAAGAATAATAAGCTCATCAAGGGTATCAAAGATTACAGTCTTAAGACTCTTATAATCGGATTCCTTATTCTCAACGATATCATCTATAACTTCAGAGAGTTTTGACCAGTCCTCAATAGTTTCAGATACAAGTCCTTCAATTGCTGAGGATCCTTCTTCACGACCAATATCAAAATGTATATATCCATCATCGCCTACAAGCTTTTCACACATCTGTTTAGCAATGGTGGTCTTACCAATTTTAGACTCACCAAGAATACAGATATTATAGTCAAGAGGATTGGTGCTAATCTCCATCTTCTTTCCAAATTTACCCATTTCTTTTCTCCTTTTTAATCTCGTGGGGCAGTTACGCCCCACATTGTTATACTGTCAAGTTAGTTGAAGAGATCAAGATCATCATCTTCTTCCTCATCATCATCGTCTTTTGTTTCAGCGTTCTTCTCAGTAGGCTTATTTATAAAAACATCTTCCTCGTTCTCAGGCTCAGCGGGGATATAAATCTCGTCTTCAAATTCTGAAAGTGTATCGTCGATTTCTATACAGCCGTCTGCGTAGTCATCCCTGAGATCAAAGTCTACGAGTTTATACTCAACTTTTCTGTCTCCATAAATCTTACCCTTAGGTCTGAAGTCGTCAAGAGTCTTGAGGCCCAGATCAATAGCAGTTCTCTGGTTCTCAGTAAGCTCTTTTTCATCAAAAGCAATCTCTTCCTGTCCGTTGGTATAAGAAATGATTACTGCAATCTTGTAAACCTTTTTAGCCTTAAGATTATTCTTAATGCTATCTCCGTCAAGAGCAAGCCCAATCTGAGCAAGTCTATAGTTTACAAGGCTCACATGCTTATCATTGTCAAAGTCGATCTTTGAACAATCAAAGATAAGCTGGCGAGGTACATACATCTGCTTCTTTTCAGATGATACATACTCTTTGGTATAACCGTCAATGATAAGCTTCTTTTCTTTCTTCCACTCAGAAGTATCCATGCTATCCTTGGTAAAGAAGAAGTCACCCAAAATATTTAATCCATTTTTAACTGAATCTTCAGCTACAAAAATACTTGAGATTACAAATCTATCTCTTGCGGCGCCGTTATAAAAGTCTTTCTGAACCTGACCAGTAATAGTAACCTTCTTCTTGTCAAGTTCGAAGATGTGATCAATAATAAAATCTGCCACATCCTTACTTGCTATGAACTCCTTTCTGCCTTCCTCAGTGAAGTTCAGTACATTCTTGGAACGAACGGTCTTAAGGACTCCCTCGCTCTCACGATCATCCCAATCGATATCAATCTTCTTTCCGTCTGTGTCGAATGTGTGGATAGGATCCTGCTTCATACCGAAGCATTCAACATATCCTCTGTTGTTGGCTGAGGACGCTACTGACAGCGAGACGCTGCTGTAGGGCTGTCCATTCTTTGCCGTACCGCTACGATTGTAATAACCCTTCTTACTCTCGTCGGTTTCTGCATGAGCATTTCCTGTGAACTTAAATCTCATAATTCTCTCTGTCCTTTCTTTGTAATAATGTTAATTTGATTGTGCCCATCTGGGCGACATAATTATAATAACACATTATTGTATTTATGTCAAGTAGTATCCCTAACAAAAATATACAATTTTGTGTTATCATCCTCGTCTTTTATCTCAAACAATATTTCATCATCCTCGTAAATTTCATAAATATTATCAGTAGGCTTAACTGTAATAGACGCTTCAGTACTGATATCTTCTATCTCTCCGCCAATTAAAACATGATCAGCATGCATATCCATTTTGAAAAATCCAGTACTCACAAAAAGATTTTTATATAATACCTTAGTTAAAAAATTATTATAAGAGATCATTGTTTTACACATATAATATCCTCCGTTATTGTGTCATCAAAACATCTGTTCGATTATAATACCATCGAACCACAAAAATGTCAAGCCTGTTCAAAATGCGATGAATACTGAAGAATCCAAGATCCGAGATCATATACAGTATTATATCTGTATTCCAATTCGTCTTTATGTTTTTTATAAACAGTACGAATATCATTACATTCATCTTGTTTCATGTAGTGTTTAATAGCATCTATTCGTCCAGACTCCATTAATAGTCCACGTCTATAAGGTTGCTCGTCGCTTCTGGTCAAACGTGCAAGTCTATTCATCATGCGTCTACGAAGTATTGCGTCATTTTCTACTGATGTATTCCACATAGCCTTAATTACTCGCGGATCATCAACTGCAAAACTCTTATCCTTAGGGGTGCTATCACTTTCAGTATTAACAAACGGATGATAATCAAATTCATCGATAGAATTATAAGCAAAATGAATTAATTCATCAGACACTTCCAACACTCTTCCGCTGCCCTTAAGATTAAGTTTGTTGCCGTCTATATCTTCTGATGTGATATTCCAAAAATCACTCATTCCTGTGCCCATTAAACCTTCAAATAAGCCCAAGACAAGAAACTTATCGCTTACATTAAAGAATCCTTCAATATTAGCCAGAAGCTGCTTGCGAGTAAATATGCCAGTCTTAGCAAGGGCCGTATTAACACACGACATAAGTGTCTTTACCGACAACTCATCATAATGATTCTGGCTATCAGCTACAAGATTATGTCTTAAGCACCATTCTGTATAATTGGACAACATGGTATTAAGAACTTTAAGAGTAGAATACGATGTGTAAAATTGCATCTTGTAAAACGTAATAATATCAGCCGTATTCCAATCACGCATATCTTTTTTAATTAATATTTCCGTTTCTTCGGCTCGATCAAATACACGCTCCATATACTCAACGATATTTGAATTTGTTTGTGCTGCTGACTGAATAAATTCCTCTTTTATTTCTTTGTTAAACATAATAGCCACCCCCTCTCTGTTAAATCTTATTTAATATTTTGATTTGCGCTGTTATTTTACGTGGTGAAGGAATAAATAATTCTTTATGATCCTTTTCTATTTTTTCAACACTATCATTTATCCAGCCTGTATCTCGCATCTCACGTGCGGCAAATAAGAATGTGACAAGATAAATATACGACCAAGGTTTAGAAAGAATCTTTGGATTCTCATCAGTTAATTCATTTATCCTGTTTAGTATATCCTTTCTTGTTTGAATCCAATTATCTTGAGCGTTCTTATCTTTAAACCAAAGAGCATCAATACACGCTGATAACCATGATGCATTTACTATTCCACCATTACGCGAAATCAAACCGTTAAGATTTGAGGTAGTGGATATATTGAGAAAATCAGCAACCTTAGTACCAAATAAAGTTTGATTATATGTGTCGCTGTCAATTCTGCGCATTTTTGTTTTCTGATCTTCTTGCCATATCATCTGCAAAGCTTTATTATCAGGGAAATTTGTAATGCGCAGCTCCATGGGGTAATCAAATGTATCATCCGTGTTCATTATGTCGCACATGGCAACAAAGCGGTGATACCCATCTGTAATATCAAAGGCTTTAATCTCTTTGATAACAATTTCTTTTTTATCTTCATCATACTTAAAAATGGTTTCTTCTTCGGGTAGATTAAGAGTAATTGTGTTTGGTATATATACGCCAGATAAATATAATTCTTTAATCTTTTTGACAGCATTTTTATTAAGAGCTATTCGGAAATATTCCGCATCACCTTTAATAACATGTTTCATTGTACGCTGTGCATTTTTATTATAATTAATTAAATCCGCATTTTTTAACTCCAATAATTTTCTTGCAGTAATTGATCCAATCCATTGATCATCGGATACTTGAATAACTGGAATATGAATTGGGAAGGTGACTCCAGTTGATTCATATTTCATTGTCTTATAAACATCAATTTCTTTCTTGTCATAATATTGTGGAACTAAATGTGGCAACAACTTATCGCAGAAACAATAGATTATAAATTCAGATTCAAATACCAGATCCTTAGTTAAACAAAATATATCTCTTGCCACATCAATTGGAATACCGTGCGCCTCATTAAGACTGGTACATATATTTGTTACCTCCTTTTTATACGAGAACGTATTAGTGGTAATTTTTTTTGTTAACTCAGTCGTTAACCTCTTACACAACTCCTCTTTTCCTCTCATATGAGCTCCTCTCTCCGCATTAGCGGAACAAAATGAAAAAGTCTTATTATTATATAGTTAGCGCGTAACATCACATTTTTATTATTACTATTTGCTAAATTGATTTAATGTTTAATAGATGATTTGTTATTATGTATTATCACTACTTGTTTAAATCATTTATCTTATTATTATCTATAACCAAGTGTATCACACACGAAGATCAAAATCAAGTACCTTTTAGAATTTTGTCAAGAGATTTTATAAAAAATTAAGAAAACTTTCTTGTGTAGTTGTGTATATAAAAAAAAAGGAAGAGATCAACTCTCTTCCTTAACTTTTTCATATTCACTCATTATATCTCCGCCATGAATTTCCAGCAACACACTGATCACTTCCGCTATTGTAGTTCCAAGACGACTAGACATGCGAATTAATTCGGTTGCATCTTCATTATATACTTCAATTTTTATCATACCATACCTCCATTTTGATGGTAAATTTTATCAATCTTACCATTATTTTGATAGGTTACGAACAATTACTAGGCAAACAATCAATAAGACTGCGACGATCTTAATTGTTGTTTCGGTTCCACTTGTCCATGTTGTCATTACGTTAGTTTCTATCATCTATATTTGTTCCTTTCTTCTGAAATATAAACCAATAGTCGCTACCCTGTCGATCACGATTATAGTAAAAGATAATCAATTGATTGGGATCAGAGGTAGTGCTGTAGAATAATCTTTCTTTATGCCCCTTATCTTTTGTGATGTGTTTTGTCAAGAGCTCTTTGGCAAAATCATCAACTTCTTGTTGTGTCATACCCCAGATCCCAGCACCCCATGCATCAATCCAATTCGCATAAGATAATTGTTCTTCGCTACCTCTATATCTTTCCCACACTTCACACTTTTCGCATTGACAATCTTCGCATCTCTCACATTCAGGAGCCATAGAATCGTACCAGCGCTCAGTGATCTCATGTGCGTAGTATTTACGAAGCACTTTACCAATGGCAAAGTTTACTGGCTTAAGTGGGAAAAACCCATTCTCCTCCGCTTTTATAAGTTTCAAGTCTAATTCTCTCAACATTTTCTATCTCCTCTAAAAGTTTAAGATAATCATGATCTCGAGCATCAATATCGTTATATTCAAGGCTAACATTTTTACCGTTATAATAACCGATATCTATGGCATAAGATATATTAGAAAGACAAGTTGTCCTCATATTAATATTCGTTATCATATCCAACATTCCTATACATGTGCATCCTGTATTTCTGCCTTTAAACATATCAGCCTCCCATTGCAGCACGCGTGCCACGACGATCCCAACGC